TATGGGACAGAAGAGCATAAAAAGCGATTCTATGATCATCACAAAAGTCGAAAAAACTGCAAAGAATATAGAAGTTTTACATACAGAAGTCAAAGTATTAAAAAAAGAAAACAATGAACTTAAAGCGAAGCTTGGTGACACTGTTGTTAATGTTAATAAGCATTTCAACCTACTGCCAGTCAACGAACCAAATAGCGACAGCAAACCCAGTTCCGGCGATAACGAATAGTGTTACGGCTACACCTGCCCTGAATACTGCTCAATTACCGACAGCGCTTCCGACTCCTAAATCACAGGCGCAATACCCCATGACTAGGATCCTGGATGATGATACAGTAGTAGTGATGACAGTACAGCAAGGAAAGGACATGAACAGAAGGTTTACGATGTTCAAAGATAGCATGAAGAGTTTCCATAGGTTGGTAGATACTTTAAATGCTGCCAATCTTTTCTTGAGTGATTATAGTCATGCTGTATGGATAAAGAACAGAGATCTTGAAGGTGAACTGAACTTGATAGCCGATAAGAACTACAAGCTGACCCAGAATGTTGCTAGTCTGAATGATACCATCAAGGCTATGAACTACCGGTTAGACTTTGAAAGACTGAGGGTAGATATGTCAAAGACAGATGTACAAGGTAAGTTTGAACTATACAAGACCACGACAGAGATGAAACTTGAGGACTATAAGTACAAGCTTGAATATGAAGAGAAAGCTACCAGGTACAAAACCACAAGGGCATTCATAGAAGGCGGTCTTGTAGCAGCAGTGCTTGGAATGACGGCAGACATGATACACGCCTACTATTTTAAAAAATAAAAACAAAAATAAAGTATGAATCTAGAGAGTTTAAAAGGACACGTTCCAGACAACATCATCGCTCAACTGCCAGATACGATGGCAAAGTTTGAATTGAACACCCCGCTGCGTTTAGCGCATTTCCTTGCTCAAGCAGGACACGAATCAGGTGGTTTCAAAGTGTTAAACGAGAATCTGAATTACGGAGCAAAAGGACTTCGTAGCATATTCGGCAAGTATTTCCCAACAGACGCAAAAGCTTTGGAGTATGAAAGAAAACCCGAAAAGATAGCTAATTTAGTCTATGGAGGCCGCATGGGCAACGGTCCTGAATCATCTGGAGAAGGATACAAATTCCGTGGTCGCGGCTGTATTCAACTGACAGGAAAAGACAACTACGCTGCGTTTTCAAAAGCAATAAACGAAGATTGTGTGGCTAGTCCTGATCTGGTAGCAACTAAATACCCTTTGGCTTCTGCAGCGTGGTTCTTCCACAAAAACGGTCTTCACAAGATAGCAGACGAAGGCGCAACAGTTGATACAGTCACCAAGATCACAAAGAGAGTGAACGGTGGGACTATAGGAAATGACGATAGAATCAAACACTTCAATGAGTATTATTCACTTTTAAAATAAAAACATGAAAAATATAATCGCTACGGTTGCAGCAATACTGTTTTGCATACTAACCAGCTCAGCACAAGACACAGTAACTTTAGTACACGAGGCATACAAGACCACGTACAGTAAGTCCTTTCATTACCCAGTTTTGGTTCAATGGTGGGACACAAAAGCGAGAGTTGGTTGCAAAAGTCCCCTGGCAAGGAAAGACCAATTTGCTCCAGATCCTCTTCTTCCTTCAGAAACGAATTTGGCAAAGGACTATGTTGGTTCAGGCACAGACCGTGGCCATATGTGTCCAGCAGCAGACAACCTTTGCTTTGGCGCAAAACAACAAGCAGAGTGTTTTTATTTCTCAAACATGGCGGCTCAATACCACTCTCTGAATGCTGGAGATTGGAAGTCATTGGAAACGAAAACAAGGCTTATAGTAGACAACCAAGATTCAGTCTACGTTTGGTGTGGTTCTATTGGATCTGCAAAAAAGATAGGAACTACTACCGTGCCTACTAAATGTTGGAAGGTGATCTATGTAAAAAAGACAAAGGCGTATGAAGCTTACATATTTGATAACACGACAGATAAACCTAAAGGGATAGACCACTGGAAGGTACAAATCGCAGATGTTGAAAAATTAACAGGATTCAAGTTCTCTATGAATTGATCTTGTATTGTTAACGTTAACCCCGTAATATGGACCCCGATAGTAGACATGAATACTTGGAACAAAACACTAAAACAAAACTTGGCAACGATCTGTCTGATGGCAGCGATGTTCTTCAACCCGTTTGGGTTCGATGCAGTTCAATATTGGCTATTTCTAAAGACAGGAAGTTTATGGAGAGCAAACTTCGTTTTGTACTGTATAGCGGGATTGTTCTTTGGTTTATATATCTTATTACGTCCTAAAAAAGAAAAGAGATGAAAAAAAACTACCTTAAAGAAATTGAGATCCAGGATCCAGCAATAGTTGCACAACTAGAAAAATTCTACCATCTACAAAATGAGATAGATGAGCTGTCTGACAGAATGAAAGTTATGGAAAAAAAATATGGTGAATTTGCAAAAGATCTAGCTCCGATGTTTGAAACAATGAAGCAGCTTGAAGAAAAAACAGCGGTTTCAGAGTATTACATAATAACTATTAAGCAACCGGCATATGAGTCTCAAGTTCACAAATATAAAAAAGCATATGAATATGCGCTAACCAAGCTGAATGAAGCTACAAAAGCAGTTTGTAAGAAGCTAGAAGAAGAAGAGTCTACTGTAAGAAAAGTATCCACTAGATTTACCATAGGAAAACTATCTGAAGCATCAACTGCAGATAAAGTCAAATTGTACCTCAATAAGATAGTAAGTTTCTTTTCTACAAAGATAAAAAAATACCTCTATAAAATAGACGACGCAAACAAAGAATTAAAAGCTCTTGCTAGCATTAAAGAGAGCAAGACGATAAAGCTATCAGACTTTCTAAAAGAAGATTGGAAGAATTTACAGCCGTTTGGAGAGCAAGAGTGGAACAGAGTGAACAACATAGCAAAGAGGAGCAAGCAAGATGATTACCTAGATGGGATCATGAACTCTATAAAAAAGCAAGGATACAAAGCCACAGAAAGACAAAAGAACTACGTAAAGATGTGGTTGCAAAGCGGAAAAGAAGGCATACAGTGGGGAAGAAAAAACTAAAAATATGATAAAGCTTACAGACTTACTTAAAGAAGAGATCAAAGGGGACATAACTCTCCCAACAAACCATGAACCTTTCATGTACAGTCCTGATGGCTTTAGCTGCGCAGTATGCAAGTACTACAGCTACGAGAATGACCAACACATCTGTGGAAACCAATACTACGAGGCATGGAACGGAAACGCTGTGATGGACATAAAAGATCCTAGAAAATGGTGTAGTGATTGGTTCGAACCTAAGTGATATTTATACTATATAAAACAGCAGATATGACAAAAAAGAGCCTCATAACAAAACTTTTAGCAGAAGCACTAAATCCTAAAAAAATGGAAGTAGATGTTCCTGATTACGTAGAAAAAGAGTTAAAAAAGCGAGGATTACATCTTCAAAATCTGTTTAAGAGAGACTTTCCAAGAAAACAGCTTAGCCAAAAGACTCAGGACTGGATAAAAGATCATTTTATTCCAAAGATGAGGAATTTAAAGGAGTTTACCCCAAATCCAGCAGAGACTCCAGAGATATACTACGGAAATGAAAAAAGAAGATATTTTAAGCAGCCATCATTTGACAATCAGGATATGAATGCAATAAAATCAACACACCCAATAGCAGAAGAGGTTTGCACAGACTGTGGAGAGGAAATGGTAAATGGAAAATGCGCCCAGTGTGGAGATGTTTGGGGGAAACCTGATTCTGGACACCAAGCCACTATGGCAAGAGCTGAACTTAAAGATCTGATATCTAACGCATCAAAGCTTTACAGCATGGTAGAACCAGGAACAGAGCTTCCTGGATGGGTTGCAGCATATATAACTCTTGCTAGTGATTACATGCATAGCGTAGCAGAATATGCATCAGAAGTTGCTTAAACATAATTACAATGATAAAACTCATAGACATACCCAAAGAGAGTATAATAAAATACAGAGTAGTATTTACAGATTATGGAGATGAAGAATTCCCTACAAGCAGAATTTTTGATTCAAAAGACGAAGCAGAAAGTTGGGTTGAATCAAATGAATGGGAGGAACGTGGAGTAGAAGACTATGATCCTAGAGTTGATGATTATATTTTTACAACTAGAACTCGATATTATAATCCAGAGGATAAAGAAAATTATTTTGGGTATAGTATAGAACCAATATCTAGAGTAGATGAATCTTTTGATGAATCTATAATGAAATCTCACTATAAAAAGATATCAAATAAGGTAGACAATATCATATCAAAACTAAAAGATAGAGGGTATGTCAAATAAACTTTTAGAAAGTAATAAAGATATAGATAATCTTATAAGATCTTTAGATGATATTATAGTAAAATTAAGAATATCTAAAAAGTTAGATAAAGATATCATAGATGATCTAAAAGATTTTTATGATATTGAGATAGATGATTATACGAAAGATTATTATCTTAGGGGAAAAGAAGTAAGTTCAGATTATGAAGATTATATTTCTGATAAAATACTCGATCTTATAGTGGCATTAAGACAAATAGAAAAATAATGATAAAACTGATAGACATACTCAAAGAAGTACATGAAGATCACACAAATCCAGAGTTTGATGCAGATCCTATGGGCTACATCCTGAGAAAGTATAAAAGGCTCAACAAGAACCTAATAACTTTGATGGGAGATAACTTTGAAGAATACTTGGATGGAATATTCATAATATCTGGAAAGCCGACCACCTTCAAGATACTGCTAAAAAACAATCAGTACTTCTTTATGACGTTCATGGGAAAAGCGTACGAAGCAGGTGTGCAAGGCAAGCGCTACTATCTGATGAACATAGGAGACATCCAAAGGGCTACTATGGCGATCAATAGGATACAGAGATATGGAGCAAAATCAAAGTCTGAAGGTCCAGAGAGCGAAGAAGGACCAAGGTCAGAAGAGCTTCCAACAAAAAAAGAAGAAAAACCAAAGGAAAAACCAGAGACTCCTGAAGAAACTACTTAAACTGCAAAGATAGACTTTTTAAAATCAACATTGAAGATTATATTGATGCAGGAGACTTATAAATATACTCAGTCAAATCCGATATATTTATAAACAAAAGTTTTATGCCCGAACCGATTACGAGGCAATCCACTATCAAAGATAAGATACGAGAAGAATTTGTGAAATGCGCCACAGACCCGGTATATTTCATGAAGAAGTATTACATGATCCAACACCCTCAAAGAGGCAGGATGCTCTTTGATCTATACCCATTCCAAGAATCCATGCTAAAGGTCTTTTCAGGAGACCAAAATGTAATAATAAACAAGTCAAGACAGCTGGGGATATCAACGTTGGTGTCTGCTTATGCGCTCTGGCTCATGGTATTCCACAAAGATAAGAACGTACTGGTCATAGCAACAAAGCAAGAGACGGCCAAGAATATGGTCACAAAGGTACGATTTGCATACGATAACCTTCCAGCTTGGTTGAAGATAGGAGCTACTGAAGACAACAGGCTAAGTTTACGACTCACAAACGGTTCTCAGATAAAGGCAGTGTCAGGAGCAAGCGACTCAGCTCGTTCTGAAGCAGTATCTCTTCTAGTAATGGATGAATGTGTAACTGGAG